TTTTGAGTTACCAAATACTCCAGTAGTTGATGGCTCTATCTCTGTCTATGTTCAGTACGGAACTATCTACTCTAAATGGACTCAAGTACAACACTTGTTAGATTACGGCCCAAACGATTTGGTGTACACAGTTAAATCTGATAGCAACAATGTTGTGTCAATTAACTTTGGTGACGGAGTATCTGGAGCAATCCCTGTGAATAGCTCAGTCATTCGTGCGATGTACTTGGTTGGTGGAGGAGCTTTAGGAAATATTTCGGCTAACATTATTGACGCTATCGTTTACATCCCTTCATTTACTTCTTCACAAACAAGCGCTTTAAACTCTGCTATAACCGTAGCAAATGGAACAGCAGCTTTAGGTGGCGCAGAACCAGAGAGCAATGATGAGATACGCGTTCAAGCTCCACTTGTTTTACGTTCATCTAACAGAGCGGTAACTTTAGAAGACTATAAAAACCTATCATTATCAGTGACAGGTATTGGTAAAGCAAATGCGTACAGCTCAACGTGGACATCAGTCACGGTGTATATTGCTCCAAGTAGAGACGTAAATGATACAGACATACAGCCAGGACTTACAGAAACTGGAGCTGTATCTCCTGAGTACACTGATTTAGCAGAGTCTCTTACTGACTACTTGTCTAACAAGTTGCTTATTGGAAGCTCAGTAACTATTCAGCCACCTGTGTACTCTGACTTAATCATCACAATTCAATATATTAAATTACCTCAATACACACAAGCGGAAACTGACATAAATATAAAAAAATCACTTCTATTTGTGTACGGCTACACAGGTATGGACTTCCAAGACACAATTTACCCACAAGACATTGAGTATGTACTAAACCAAACAGAAGGAATTAAAACAGCAAAAATAATTTCTCTTTATAAAAATGGTTCAACTATTACTGGAAGTGCAGCCAACGTTAAAGTTGGCTACAACTTAGACACCGTTGCTTCGGGCTATATTACTTACACAGTCAATCAACGCCATGCAATGAAGGCTGGAGGCACTGTAACTATTGTAGGGCTTTCTGCAGCTGGCTTCAATGTTTCAAATGCTGCGATTGTATCTGTTGATGATTACAGATTTGTTGTTGCAAATGCAACTACTGGAACTGCTTCTGGAACAGGTATTGTAACTGGCCTTGCTCCTTTGACTGGTTTTGCAAATGAAATCTTTAGATTCAAAGAAAGCAATATGAATATTGGATTGTATAGTGGATGATGACCGTAAAAGTCTTGGATTTTTTAGAGGGGTTGTCCAAAACAACAAAGACCCACTAAATCAACGACGACTACAGGTTCTAGTACCACAGTCTACTGGAGCTGAAGTAACTGATTGGGTTTGGCCTGTTGAACCACACGGTATACACACCTCTCCTCCAAAAGTAGGGCAGGGGGTTTGGGTATCTTACATCACTGGAGACTCAGAGTATCCTGTTTGGATTGGTTCGTTTGGAAAACACCAAGAAGCAAGTAAACCTTACTTAGTAAAACCGCTGCTAAACACTGTATCACTATCGGGATTAACACCCTACTTAATAGTTGAGTCTGAGCCAGACGGAACGCAAGTTATAGAACTTACAAAAACTTTACTGGCAATGGCACAAACTCTGCTAAACCATGAACAACGTATTACATCACTAGAGTCACGAGTATCTACTTTAGAGTCGCAAATGGCTGGTAAAGCAAACGCAGGCCATAGTCACCCAGGACTTTAGCAACTAAACCAGTAGTAAACCAGAGAAAATACAACATTACGATGGAAAGGTAACAAATGGCAGTCTATTACCCAGGGAATATTAAGAACGACTTTAGCTCTAAAGTTGACTTTACAGACACAGTTATTGCCTCCCACATTAACGACCTTCAAGGTGAAGTAACAGCTATTGAAACTACCCTTGGAACTTTCCCATTAACCAGCTCTGGTTGGGGAACATCAGGCTTTGACACCACAACCACAACTTGGTCAACTGTTAAAGACCGTATAAATAACATTGAAATTGGTATTGCAAATACTCGCGCTCAAGTTGCATTAATAACTGCAGAAACACTAGCGGGAACAACTCTTAAAAGCACCATCACTGCTTCATCTCTAGTTTCTTTTGGAACATCCCCTGTTCTAAGCGACCCAAAGATATACATAAGTATCAACAGTAGAACAGCTTCTTACACAGCAGTTCTTGCAGACGCAGACAAATTAGTAACTATGGCTGTTTCTACAGCTAACACTTTTTCAATCCCAACTAATGCAACCGTCCCATTTCCAATTGGCACAAAAATTCACGTGGCTCAATTTGGTACAGGAACAACAACAATTTCCGCAGTTACACCTGGAACAACAACTTTGGTTTCGGCTGGAGCTGCGCCTGCTGCGCCATACGCCCGTGTTCAATATGCTTCCGCAACTTGCATCAAGACGGGAACCGATACTTGGTTTATTCTTGGCGACATCCGATAGGATTTTAAATGGCTAATTATGGTAATGCAGTCTATGGAATCTCTAAGTATGGCATTAGTCCATTACTTGCGTACTCTGTTGAACCAATGGCTTTACTGGTTACAGATTTTCATGAGGCGTACGTCTACTGGAAAACTCCAACAGGAAATTACACTAAGGTAAGGTTACTACGTAACCAAAACAGTTTTCCAGAAACATCAGAAGATGGCGTCATTGTTTACGAAGATTCCACAACTACACTTACTAAAACTGTATTCAATGATGGTGGAGGAGTTGAAGACCTACCTTTAACACCCGCTATTGTTCCTGGCAAACCTATTTATTACAAACTATTTCTATTTACAGACGCATTAGCGTGGGTAGATGCTGGCTCTGTAGGTGGAGTAGTACCAGGTGACCACCAGACAGCGGAAAAAATGTTAAACTTTTTACCTAGAGTTTTTACAAGTGCAGAACAGTCTCCTTTATCTCCAGTTGACTACAACTCTGCTTTAGCAAACTTCATGGATTCATTTGGGTTTGAACTAGATGAAGCATTAACTTATTTAGACCTCTTGCTACCTGACCACACTAGAATTTCAACAGTTTCTTCTATGCTGCCGTTAGAGGTAGCCAACTTTGGCTTGTTAAGTGAGCCGGGTTTACCCGTGAAAAACCAAAAGCAACTAATCCGTGAAGCTGTGTACATGTATAACAACAAAGGAACTCTCAACGGATTAGGTACCTACATTGAGTCTTTAACTGGCTACGCTCCAATATTAGCTGTTTCTAAAAACCTACTGTTAACACCTCAAGACTCAACATTTTATAAATCAACAGGTAATTGGACTGCAACAAACACTTCAACATTTGCTGCATCAACAGAGCAAGTTCCACCTACAAACTCAAATAACATTGACCTTTCTTACACATGCAAGATTGTTGCAACAGGCGCTGGTTCAATGAAGTTAGGTAATCTTGACCCTGTACGTACAGGAATCCCTGTTTCTCCAGCAACTAACTACGTTTTATCTGCACAGATTAAGTCACCATCAAGTGCGGGAAATATCACCCCTAAAATTACTTGGCATGACGGTACTGGAAGTCAACTAGGAAGCACCATTTCTGGAACAGCAACAGCTGGAACAAACACTTGGGCTGAAACATCTGTAACAGCTAGAACACCTAAAAAAGTGTCTGAGGCTGTAGCAAATGCTGTTGGCGCATCTGGCACAGTAACTTACACAACGTCATCAGACCACAACCTTGTTGCTGGAGAAGTAGTAACTATAGATGGATTTATTGCGCCAGATACTGCGTTTAATTTAACTGACGTAACAATAGCTACAGTCCCAACAAGCACGACCTTTACAGTAACTTCTGCGGTTACAGGTACAACAACCACTACTGGGTTAGTAACTAACTCCAGTACAGACGCTTACTACGCGAGTGTTGATCTTGCTTGGTCTGCTGCGGGAACTTATTACGTAGATATGGTCTGCCTTCAAAGCGGACAAACTGTTGCGTACGATGAAGCGCGTTCTTTAGACATTTTTTTACTACCAAACAAAACAAATTTTATTAAAAACCCAACTTTTGAAACAGACGTAACAACCAGTTGGACTAAAGTTGGTACAAACCTAACTGTAACTCAAGATGCAGATAACCCAACAGAGTCTTATTCAGGTGCACACGGAGCAAAACTAGTTAACACAAGCGGTGATTGGTCATACACCTCAAACACTTTCCCTGTTGAAAAGG